CAATATTATAAATAAAATTATTTTTATTATTTATAGGTATATTTAATTTTTTTTTTAATATATTAATACTATTATGTAAAAAATACAAAATATCTAATTCTTTCATTATTATTTTAAATTGTTTATATAAATTAGTATTATTGTTTCTAGTATTAATATATATAACTAATTTGTCTATATTATTAGTTTTAGTAAATAAATATGTTAATTGTTTTAAGAAATGTTTATAACATTTCTTATCTATTATGTTTGAATTACATTTATTAAAATATTTCTTTTGTAATAGTTCATATTCTAATTTAATATCTTTAAATTTATTATTTATTTTATTTTCAGTAATTACTATTATTTTTTTATCATTTGATCCTATAATTGTGATTGTCATTTTTATATAATTAAATATAAACTATATATATATATAAAATAATATAAAAATAAATTATTTATAAATTTACTAAATAATATGGAATGTCGATTTTTAAAAAATATAATACATTATTTTATTAGATTAACCGTAAAACATAATATTTATAGTGATACTGATAAAGAATGTACTATATGTATGGAAAATAATAAAGAAATAATGTTTTACCCGTGTAAACATTATTATTGTTGTACATATTGTAGTAAACTATTTGATTTATGTCCAATATGTAGAAAAATTATATTATTTAAGATAAATTTAAATAATACAAAATATTAAAATAAAATAAAAAAAATTGAATAATATATATATTAATATATATAATAATAATTATTATAATATAATCAATACTCAATAATTAAATTCAAAATGTTCATGGCTTATAGTAAAGAAAATTTTACATATCTTATCAATAAACAAATCAAAAAACAATATATCAAAATGTGGAAAATAAAATTTAATAAATCATGGAATTTGCCAATTATATATGAAAATGTTATTTTATGTGATATAATCATTATAAATAATTATTTTTAGTATTATTATACTATTTTTTTTTATTATTAAGAATTAATATTAATTTATAAATATAGAATTATTATATAATTATTAATATCAAATTATTATAAAAGTAATATTATATAAATAATCTTATACAATGGGATTACCTACTTTATTAAAAAAAGGAGCATTACGTCCTGGTATGGGAGAAAAACAAGAATATTTAGATAGTTTTATAGCAATAGATTATATTATGGATTGGTTTGGCAAGAGAATAGATGGAACAGTTAAAGCAACTGATATTAATGATAAAGTTGTAATTATGGAATCTGCCACAGGTAGTGGTAAATCGACTACTTTCCCTTCTGAATTATATTTAAGATTTAATAAATTGTTAAAAGGGAATATAATTTGTACACAACCAAGAGTAGTAACAACTATTAGTATACCATTGACAATTGCATCAATAGGAGCTTATAAAAAAGAAAATAGAAAAGATAATCAAGGTATAGAATTTGGAAAAAATATAGGATATGCTACAAAAGAATATATAAAAAAACCATTGGAAAGAGGTATATTATTTTGTACTATAGGCGTTTTATTACAATATTTAAAAAATATGGATAGAGAAATGTTTTTAAAGAAATATAAAGTAATTATGTTAGATGAAGCGCATGATAGAAGTTTAAATTTAGATGTAATATTTTATTATATGAAAAAATTATTTGAAACTAATCCAATCGATAAATGTCCATTTTTAGTAATAACTTCAGCTACATTAGATGTAAACAAATATGCTAAATATTTTGAAACCAAAACTATATTTAAAATAACTGGAACATCATATCCTATAGAAGATAATTATTTAAAGTATGATGCTGAAAATGTAATCACTATAGCAGTTGATACTGTACATAAAATACATACTGAAAATGAAAATGATGATATAATGATTTCAGATATAGTTATATTTATACCTAGTCAATCTTTTGTAAAAAAACTTAAAGAAAAGTTATTAGAATTAAATAATATACTAAAAAGAAAAATATTACCGATAGCATTAGATAGTACTGTTTTTAAAGAATCTAATATTGATTATCAGAATGTATTTACAGAAATTACAAAATTAAAATTAGAAAATTCTGATGATATCCCTACTCGAAAAATTATAATAGGTACAAATGCTATAGAAACTGGAATAACTATTGAATCATTAAAATATTGTATAGATTTGGGTTTAGTAAATCAATTAGAATATAATCCAGTTGTAAATTCTAATTTATTATTAATTAAACCAGTTACTAAAGCAATGTCACAACAAAGAAGAGGTAGAGTTGGTAGAATAAGATCTGGTATATTTTATCCAATGTATACAAAAAAAATATTTGATAGTTTATTAAATATTCAATATCCAGAAATACTATCAAATGACATAACTATACCAATATTAAATATTATAATTATCAAATATGAAAATGTTATTATAGATTATATTAATCAGCCTTTATATGAAATATTATATCAAAATAAAAATACATATGATAAAATTAAATTATTACCAAATATTGATATAAATGATTTAGAATTATTAGATAATCCATCTAGTATAGCTATTAATAGTAGTCTAGAAAAATTATATACATTAGGACTTATATATGCTAATGGATATCCTACACAAATTGGATTAATATCAAATAAAATAAGATCATTATCTATAGAAAATATTAAAATGATTTTATCAGGATATAATTATGGTTGTAATATATCTGATCTTATTACAATCGCTTGCTTTATACAAACATCAAAACAAACTATAGTAACTGGTAAATTTAAGTTTTTTAATAATAGTTTTAATGATAATTCAGAATTAAAAGAAAAAAAATTATTAAAATCACGATTATTTATTTCATGTGAATTTATAGATTTTTTATTATTCTTTTATTCATTTAAAAATGAAATTATGAATTATGAAAAAATAAATTCAATTGATAAAATAAAAGAATTTTGTAATGAAAATAAAGTAAATTATGATGGAATGATGTTATTTATAGAAAATAGAGATGAAATAATTAGAGATTTTTTATTAAATATGAATATGAATCCTTTTGCAAATAATCATATAAATTTATATAATTTAATAAATACATATAATAGTAATCAAAATATATTTGAAGAAGGTATTGAAGAAATTATTAAAATTAAAAAATGTATTTATGAAGGATACAAAATGAATATAGCTACATATGATAAAGAAAATAATAATTATATTAGTAATTTTAATAATTATACAATTAATCCTAATTCATATTTATTAAAAAATTTTCCATCATTTAAAAATGGTAAACAATTTATTGATAATAAACCATTACATATTTTATATGATGGACTTACTATAAAACAAAATTTTGAAGGTATGTATGAATTTTCACCTTCAAATTGTATTTCCGTCCTAAGTGGATATATTAATATAGATTTAACTATATAAAAATAAATTAAAAAATTGAAATAAATATAACTATATATATAATTATATATATAATATGACTCAAACAAAATGTGTAAATCATATTATATGTAGTCAATTTATTAATAAAAATATAAATAACTCATATTGTAAAGATTGTTTATTTTATTTTAATTATACCTTAATTATAAAAAAAAATAAATTAAATAATTTATTAAGATGTCCAATATGTTTAGAATCACCAACACTATTTATTAAACAAAAATTATGTGATCATTATATATGTTCAAATTGTATATATAATATATATTTTGATAAAACTTACATAAGAAACATGCCTAAAAATCCAGTTTTTAAATTAAATAAATCTTGGGATTTATTTATTTATGGAAATCAATCATATAAATTTAAAACAAAAATTATTGATATGTTTGATAATTATAATATGGATGATAAATTATATGATTATTTAATAAGAACAAATAAATATTATATTCCAAATTTATTTAAAAAAGATTTAAAAGAATTAATTAAATTTCAGTTAGAAAAAAATAAATATATAAAAGAATATCAAGATGATAAATATAAAAAAATAAATATTATTAAAGTATGTCCATATTGTAGAAAATCAGAATTTAATAATATAATGATTGAACCAATAGATAATCTAATAAATAATCCTATTAATAGCTTATTTTAATCAGTTTCAGTCCACCAAGGAGTTCTTTCTCTTTCATATTCATCTAGTTCATTTTTATATGATTCTAATAAAGAATTTCTTCCAAATCTAGATGCAATAGTAGCACTATCTTTAGATAATTTTTGCGTCTGTTTTGATTTATTATTAACTTTAGTATCAATATCAAATATTATATTTTTTTGTAAATCATCAACTAGTGATTGAGAATAATCTCCAGAATTATCTAATGTTGATTTAGATAACATATCTGCTAATTGTTTATCAGTATAAGGTGTGATAAAATCATTATATCTATCATTCAACATTACATTATCTGGTAATTTTTGTGGATCATTATTAACTATAGTAGAATCCTTATTAGATTCTATAGTGGTCGTTGGTTTATCACTATTTGCAAAACCTTCTAATTCAATTTTTGGATAATTAACATTAGATTGTATAGGTAATCTGTTACTAAAACAAGAAGTATCATATTGATAAACTATTGGTTTTATATATGTATTATTTTTACGTTTATTTTTTTTAAAATATTTATAACAATCATTAGTATGATAATTATAAATTAGTACTAGTATTAAACAAATTAATATAAATATTTCTAAATCTATCATGTTATGTTTTATATATATAATATTATATAATTATTAAAATATTATAATAATTATTTTTAATATATATGTATAGATTGTATTAAAGGATTTGAAAATTTTACATATTTTTTAATTTTTTTATTAAAATTTTTATATTTAACATATATTATAAAAAAAGTTAAAAATATTATAATATTAATTATACAATCCATGATTATTTTATTACTATAATACTTATATAAATTTATAATATAAAAAATAATATATTCTATATATATATGAAATAATTAATTTTATTTATTCTTCTTTTACTTCTTCATATTTAATTTCTTTATTTATTGTAGTATTAGATAATTCTTCTTTTACGCTAGATTCTTGTTTAATTTCTACTTCTTCTTCCTCGTCACTTGATATATCTTCATCTTTAACATCAAGCATTGCAAAATTCTTATCTAACATTTCAAAAATTTGATTAATGCGTGGATCCTTAATTTTACCAGCTGATTTCTTTTTATAGAACATAGCTATTTTTTTGAACTGTCTGGCTAAATCAAGGTCTACATTCGCATCCTGTTCTTTAGCACAATCCATTACAAAATTTTCTATAATTATAGTAGGGTTTTTTGTAGAAATAAAATCTTTGTAATATCCTTCGAAATTATTTTGCAGTAATTCTACAGATTCTTCAATTTTCTTAAATGCTCTGCCAGCACGTGGTATCATTTTTTTAGCTTGTGCAATAGAACTAATAATAATATCAGAAAATTTTGAAATATCTACATCAGGACTGGTAATAATTTGATAAATTTCATATGTAGTATTATATAACATATTTAGAAAAATTAATATATATTTTTTGATACTATCATCTATCTTAGAAAATGAATATATATATTTTATATCAAAATCACAAAATGGAAATATATTAATTTCTCTATTCTTTGATGATTTAATAAAACTATCTGATAAATTTTCATTATTTTCAATATATTTTTTATATATAATTAAATTTTTACAAATATGAATACAATCTTTAACTACTTTATGTTCTTTAACATTTAAATAAAACCGTTTAAGATCTTTATCTTCTATATTTTCTGGGAATACACATTTAGCATCTTCAATAAAATTATCTATATTTTTTATATAACATGAAATATTTGACATATTAACTAATACTTTAATATAAATTGTTTTTTTAAATGATTCAAGTAATTTATATACTCTTTCTATATTTGTTTTAAGTTTCATATATTTATCTCTAATAATATTAATATCTAATGATTTTTCATCTCCTAATAATTGATTAAACATCTCAGCCATACCATCTTGCTCAATATTTTGTTTAATAACTTTTGTTTTAAATGCACCTCCTCGACCCATCTGTAATTATAACTAAAATAT